AAGCAACCTTGTCGGTTGGGTGTTGACGGTATGCACCAAGACCCGCAACAGTGAACACCACCTTGTTATCAAACTCATGGATGTCAGCAACAGCACCTTGCCCTGTAACCATCAGGTCTGAGGCGTATGCAGGCTGGTTGGTAGCGACCTGTGTACCAATGTCCAAACGACCGATACCTGTAGAGGTGGTGTCATAGTTTGTCCAACCGAAGTACACGTACTGCCCGATAGCAGCGAAAGCATTAACAGATGTACCAGTCTCAATCAGTGGACCAACGACAAGGTTGCCGTCGCTGTCCGACGAGCAGAACCGCAACCCTGTCGTTAACCCAATAACCACGTAACCGAGGTACGCATCGATTGTAGTCACAATTTCACCCATCGGCAACTCGGCTGCAACCGTAGGAATGTCCAATGCTGTACCGTCAGCTTTGATACCAGTCTTGTAGATCAACGACTTGTTGCCTGCGTAACCTGCACAATAAATTTGGTTCTGCCCACCAGCGAAACCAACCCAGTTGAACTCGGTGTTCGGATGAGTAAACAATGCTGTCGGGTTGTTTGCTGAAGAACCTGGTGCTGTGGTGATGTTCCAAATCTTTTGCTTATCTGTACCTTGACCAGCAACCATCAAACGTCCACGCACATAAGCCAACACGCCAGCCTCAATACCGGTGATGTAGTTGGATGCAGCAGAAGTGCCAGCGTTGGTTTGATCTATGTCACCGTCAGCGTAAGAAAAGTACACGTTGTAACCGTCAGAAGTAATGCTGTAAAGGTTTGACGCATTGGTGCTAGTCACCGTAGTGAAAGTCACCCAATCGGTTGTGTGCTTAACAGTTTGTCCGTCAGTCCCATAGATTCTGTTACTCGCCGTAGCCATATACAAGTTGGTGTTAGCGGAAGAATACGCTTGCGCGGTGTCAGGAAGCAACGACAACTTGCCGCGGTTCCACACGTTGACACCTTTGCTAGAACGGAAACGGTATGCCTCAGCGTCAGCGGTATCCGAATAGGTTTGCCCCGCACCATAATGCCAAGATGACTGCGACCTACGCCATAAACCCTGCGGGTTGATAGCTGACTCACCAGGCTCAGCAGACTGGTCAACCGAGTCACGAACACGCGCATCAAACTGTCGACCGAAATCGTTTGACTTCGTATCAATCATGTACGGTCTGCCGTTAATAGCGACAGGGTAAATGTATGGAACTACCTGTGTAGAACCTGTACCCGTAAAGAACGAAGGCCCACCACGGTATGCGGTAGTGAAATCTATAAGCGTTGCCACCGCTACGCCCTAATAGTCAACGGGTATTGTCTCGCAAGTTTCGCTGCTTCAGCGATGATACGGTCACGACGCAAACGCAGAATGTTGCTGAACGAGTCACGCATAGCCCCAGGTGGAACCTCATCAGAACGACGAGTATCACCCTGCGATTCAATGAAGTTACGTTTCACTTCACGGGTAGACAACATTCGAGACATCACACCCATTTCTAAAATATCTTCCATCGTCACAGGGATATTCGCAACCGACTGCAAACTGTCGCTGATCGTGGACACACGAACAAACGGTGCTTTATAACGGACACGCAAAGTTCCAGCCATCACCGACTCATCAAACACCAAAGCAAACCCTGACGCAAAATCACTCGTTGGTAGATCGCGTTGCAAGCGAACCTTGCGGATCACCGGATAATCGGTAGCGAGATAACGCAAACGAACATCAAGCAAATCAATTATTGATGTAGCACCAGTCAAATTGATCTGACGGTCAGCACCGTTATAGTCCACGTTCGCAGACACAACACGAAACAAACCGTTCAACGGACTAGACATATCATCAATGTCCTGATTCAACGCTTCCAACATTTGTGCTTTAGGGAAACGCGGATTCAACGTGACAATCGCACCAGCCGTATGTGAAGCTGCGGTAGTGCCACCGTAGCCACGCTCGACCGTTACGGTCTTGTTACCGCTTGTTGCTTCCCAAACATAAACCAGTTCGGAATCAACCTCAAAAATTGTGCCAGCGCGAAGCCCCGCTAAGTCATAGGACATGACAAAAGACGTGTCCGATGAGGATACAGATGACGCTAACTTGTTTCGTTCTTCAACAGTCCCAGAAAGAAGTTGGCGTGACACCCGATCAAGGAGCGCACCAGCGGTAGACATTTACTTCTTTTTCTTAGCCTTCTTCATAGGCTTGTCCATCTTCTTCTTGGCTTTCTTGGCATCAGCCATACCCTTAGCGGTGTAAGGGAATTCCATCTTTCCGACCTTTGGCATAACACAACCTTTCGTTAGTTAGGCAATCAGATTACCACGCCTCAACAGTCCCACTTCCGCAAAGCCAAAGCCTTACGAGTAGGACGACCCTTGCTGTCTTTCATCGGACCTGGCATCCCACCCATCCGCGCACAAAACGATTTACGTCGAGCCGCTGCTTTCGGTGACTTCTTAGCCTGTGAAGCAGAAACAGGTGGCTTCAAGTTCATGCCTTGCTTCTTTGCTGACGCACGACCTTTAGCGTTCAAACCACCAGCAGGGTTCTTGCCTTCCTTGCGTTGCCAAGCAGGAGTTTTAGCCACGCTTCTTCTTCTTTGCGGCCTTCATGTTGTCAATCAGGTTCGGGTAAGGACGACCAGCTTTCGCTGCTGACGCTTTAGCCGAAGCCTTCTGCTTAGGGGACAACTTCTTAGATTTCTTCTTAGGGTTTGGTCGATCCCAAACTGGCTTACTTGTGTTGTTCATATCAATGCTCCAGAGTCTCTTAATACATCGCGCACATTCAACACTACACGGTGCTTAACACCAGGCATTAGATCGACATGATGCCTGCCAATGTCGGCTTTCACCCTACGTTTTACCTCAATCTCACAGGTCGGTTCCAACGGTTGCCATTTCCCTGCCACCCTGTTCTCGGTAGGTTTCACCACCTGCAACAGTTGATCGGCTGCCGTGTTCCAGTTGAACGCCGCTGTCTCACCAGCATAGATTTCTGCTTGTTGCCGGTAACGGTCACGGTTGTCATACAGGTCTTTGATCGCACTAAATATCGCATCAAATTCAGGTTCATCCCAATCACCCATATCTTTCCAAGTTCCCTCATTCGTTGGCACAGAACGGGTCGGGATACGGTGGGTTGCTAAATCAGAAAACTCTCGATGACCATGCGCGTCAGACAGAATCGTTGGCACACCAGCAGAGATTGCTTGTAATGGCATCAACCCGAAACCTTCACCACGGGACACAGAAATGAAACAGTCCGCTGAACGAACCAAATCAGCTTCAGCCTCAACAGTCATCCACTTGTTATGAATAACCACATTCGGGTAAACAAGGTTGTCCGGCGCACACAAATATGGGGGAACAATCTTGATATGCAACTCTGCGTCAGGCAAATTCATCTCCAAAAACACTTTGAGTACCACGTCCAAGCCTTTGCGATACCACTCTGACCCGCCACACAAAATCTTGAACTTGTCGTTCTGTGGCGGTTCCTTCGGATACCAAACATCACGATCAACCCCTAAAGGGATAACACGCACGTTGTCATGGAACTGTGAGAACAACTCCCAATTATGCAGCGAAGGCACAACCACCGTGTCAAACAGTTGCAGATATTCGGAGAACTCTGGTGGCAACCAGTTCGTTTCCCACATTGTCAACAAAGCAGGGTTCTGACCAGTAATCCAACCTTTGATTAGGTTAGGTCGAAGCGCGAACACCACCCGTTCAGCATCATCAACAAGGTTCACTTTGTTTGACAAAGCATCCCGTAAACCTGCAACCATTTTCCCGTACCCCACATGAGGCAGGTTCACCCCAACAAGGTTCAGGTATTTGGAACTATCCCCGTTTCGACTTGCCATTTTTCTTCTGCTCGTTTCTCAACCTGTGCTGATCCATCAATGTTCTTAGGTTGAACACCGTTCTGTCTCATACGCTTGTATGCGTCTAGGTCTTTGTCTAGCACACGGTCTTTAGCGTTGATCGTCGCGACCCTGGCTTTACCGCCCCGTGATGGCATAGCGTCAGCACCAATACCAACGTGAGCAATCTTGCAACCAAAGCATCCCTCAACATTTAGATCAGGATGCGTTTCCTGATGTTTAACCACTTATGTACTCCCCATATCCTGCTGCGGTTAGCGATGCTACCTCAGTAGCGTCAACCTCAATGTCATGCCCACCGTAATACACCTTCGCAACCGTAGTCATATCTGACGGCTCGTTCTCGGTGTAGTTACCGTTCGTCAACAAAAACACATTCCTACCTCTAGCGGTTGGTCGAACATGAGCTGCCAAACGGTTAGCGAGGCGTTGCTCTTTAGATAGCACTAAACCTTTAGTGAAGTTCTCTGCGAGCGTAGGGCGCACAAAGTTGTCGGTGGGTGGTCTAAAAATTGCCATCAGGTGATGCTATCTCCAAAGCCTGCTGCGGTTAGTTCTGCGACCTCGGCATCATCCAAGAAATGCAGGCGACCACCATGCCACAGTTTCTCTACCTGACCTAGATCACGTTGGTCAACGATGGTGTACTCACCTGTTTTAAGTTTGTAAAGGTTTCGTGCGCGAACACCCGAACGGTCGTAACGGCCTAAACGGTTCGCTGCATCTCCACCGCCGAAGTATCCACCTGGATAGTTGTAGGTGTATGGCACACGGAAGATACGGGACTTAACCCAATCGGCAGACGAAGCCCCAACACCCGATCCGGTAGCACTACGGATATAGAGGATGCCACCAAGCGTGACTGATGTGCCTGTACCTGAACCTATGGCGGTACGAATGTTGACAACAAGATCAACACCTGACCCTGCACCCACACCAGAACCCGTAGCAGTACGCAAAGGCACACGAATGAACGTGACGCTAGAAGCCCCTGATCCGCTACCCACAGCCGTTCTAACAGGCGTAATAGACCCAACAGCACTCTGAGAGCCAACACCGCTACCTGAAGCTGTACGAGGCGCAATATGCAACCCCGTTGAATCCATCGTCCCAACACCACTACCCGTAGCGGTACGCAGAAGAACAACAACCCGTGTCGCAGACTCAGAACCAACACCACTACCCGTACCCTGCCGTTGACGCAACACCTGCGCCGAAGAAGAAGCAGTACCTAAACCGTCAGCTGTAGCAGTAACGGTGAGAACCGCACGAACACCCAAATAGAAACGACCGCCGAAACGGTAAGGGAAACTGAAGTCAGTTAACTGACCTAAACGAACCTGCGCCGATCCTGAAGCAACAGAAGCAGAACCATCACCAGAACCAGTCGCAGTACGACCAACAACACGGAAATAGGTTGCCCGATAAAACGGGTGAGTATCAACAAACGGTTCGCTAAAACCTGTGACTGCTGTTTGCGCCATGAGGGGTTATCCCCTAACGGCTAGTCGAGCGACAGCGTGAGAGTGGTGATCTGAAAAGTATCGCCCGCAGTAACCGCAGCAGATGACGACAACGCGCCAGTCCACAAACAGTTACCCGAAGTCAACGCATCCCACATAGACCAATGCGAATAAGTTTCAGTAGAAGCAACGTTCGTCCACTCCAAAGTCGCAGAAGTCGCTATAGCACCAGACGACGCAGTAGCCCAAGCAGCAACCTTGCGAGTCGTTTCAGACGCAGCGTTAGAAGTCCCATCCTCACCAGCATCACCAGTATGCAACTTCACATACACGTTTGAAGGAATAGTCCACGCAGTCTTACCTGTGGTGTGTTCAAGGATTTTCAGTTCCGCATAATTAGAAATCGACATACAAACCTTTCGCTGAAAAGACTATACCAAATACAAAAGTGGGGTGGCCGAGCGAGGGGACTCGACCACCCCACAAGTGTGAGGTACTAACCGCTAATTAAGCGGCGTTTGCACCAATGCTGGATGACGACTCAATGCGACGCAACGATGCTTCGCGGAAGCGGCCATAGCCACCGAGCCAGTACCAACCGATTGGGTTGAAACGCATGAGCGAGTCAACAACAGGTCCACGAACAACCTTCGGAACCATGCCGTTGCCGTCAACCTGGCTGTAAGCCTTAGCCAACGCCTGACGACCCATGATGTGTGTGCAATACACGTCAATCGTTCCAGTTGTGCTGGTTCCGTTTGATGCGTTGGTGAACACCTTTGCGCGAGGGGTTTCAATGAATCGTACTGATTCAAAGGTTCCGATCTCACCGTTGTAGATGTTCTGTGTGTCTACAGCAACGTGTGGGGCGTTCCATGATGCGTTGCCGGTTTCACGGCGAAGGTCATATGAAACGTCTGGGTGAATGTAACCCATGTAGTAACCATTGAAGGTTGCAACGTTTGCACCACGCAAAGCAGCAGTCTGCTTACGGATGTCGTTGGCTTCAATGATGTCTTCTGCTGCAACCGTTACACGGCTTGAAGGATCAGATGATCCACCGCCACCGTAGGCAACGTTGTCACCGCCAGCAAGCACGTCGCGAACAACCTTGTCGATTGAGTCACCAGCGTTGTAACCGATAAGGTTCGCTGCTGCTGCATCAATGTCCAAGAACGAAGTTCCACGGAGCTTTGCGGTGGTGTTGATTGTGTTGCCATATTCGGCAAGGGTTACAGTCACTTGGCTGTCACTCATCGCTACAGGTGTAACGTCAGTGGTTTCAGCAAGTGTGCTGGTTGCTTCTGCGAGGTCTGCGAAAATCGTGAAGATTACCGAAGAACCAGGCATTGACTGGTTGGTTGGTTGAACATCGGCTGCTTGATCGAACAAGAGTTCTGAACGGAGGGCGAAATACGCCAAACGATCATACGCTGCCTGGTCGGTATCAACCGAACTTTGCTGAGTATAAGACATTTGTCTTTTCCTTTAGGGGTAGCCCCAAAGAATGTGAATCCAATGGGGAGTGATTAGTATTTTTCTGCTTCGGCTCTCGCCTGGGCCAGCAGTTGCATCACTTCATCAGGGGATTTTGCTTGTGCAATACGTTGAGCGTAATCAACAGGAGGTTCGCTCGTCTGTCCAGCTCGCGCTGCCTGTGCCACCCGATTCCATGACTGCTGTTCAGCAACCACTTCCTTGTTCTGGCTAGGTATGAGACTTGCTTCTTCTGCTGCTTGTCGAATCGCCTCCGGTGTTAATTCACCGTCGTAGCCTTTAACGAAATACTTGTACTTCGGATCGTTCGGGTCTACGCCCGCTTTCACGAAGTTAAGTTCTCGTCGGGCTGCCTCTGCTGATGCTGCCTGCTCGCGTAAAGCCTTATTTTCGGCTTCAAGCTTTCGCAGGTGCGCCCGCACAGGGTCCTTCGATTGCTGCTGGTCTTGCATTACATCATCCTCAAACTCGTAGTTTGCATCTGACATGACCCACTCCTTCTGCCCACATCACGCTGGAGGTTACGTGATGGCTGCAAGTCTCACCCCTTTTGCACATTGAAATCGGGGGGTTTCCAATGGTGTTCGTAACCGAACATTAACAGTATACACACACCTTGCTTGACAGTGTCAAGTATGCTATTGCGCTTTACCAACACCTATAGAAGTAGAGCCTGATGTTTCACCAGTTGTCCGAGCAAATGACCCGCCACCAGCAAACCCACCAACACGCTGACGACGTTTACGCTCCAACTCTTGTTGCGCGGCGACATCAATCCCGAACGCCGCACCTGCCAGTTGTTCACCGGACAGCGCAGTCTCACCCGCGAAAGTCTGTTGTAGTTCGCCTAAAGCACCGACTTCAGCGAACCCTGCGCGAGCCTGCTGTTCAGTAATTCCACGGGCTGCCAAGTTCTCAGCGAACGTACCAGTCAACTGAATACCACCCTGCTCTAGTCCACGGGCTGCAATCCGAGCTGCCTGAGCCTGCTGTTTAAGCAACGGTGCAGTCCGTTCAGGGTCAATAAAGTACGCAGCCAACTGACCTTCGGTGACACCGTACAAGGTTTGCATCTGTCGTCTAACCTCTGGATCAGCCTGAGCAACAACGGAATAACCCTGCTGGACACGATCCTGTAACTCTGATGGGGAAACGTCACCTTCAATCAGTTTTGAGAAGTCATCGTTCTGATCGTAGAACCCAGGGGGCATACCGTTGGACTGCATGATCTGTCGATACGAGTCCTCTAAACCGATGTATTCTGCTGGACTTAGTTCTGCTAAACCACGCTTTGCTCTTGCAGCGTTACCAACGAAACGGGTTTTGTACTGCTCTGTATCACGGATCGAGAAAACCAACGCTTGCTCGTTGTTGATGTCTACTAATCCCGACGTGTAGTTACCCCACAAAACCTCTGCCAATGATTCCAAACCGTAGGTTGAGAGAACGGCTTTGATCGTGTTGCGGGCATCCGGGTTAGGGCTAAACATTGGCATAGCCGGAGCAGGAGGTTCATCTGGGGTCACAGGGGATGTGACGATTTGACCAGCATCATTGAAAGACGACCCCTGTCTATTACCAGCAGCATCAATGAAGTCTCTTGTGACAGCGTTACTATCACCTGTTGCTGGAGTCTGACCACCTAGACCGGACAAACCCGATGCAGCAAGATTCGCTTGACCTTCAGGTGTCTGAAAGTATGCTGCCAGTTCAGCACCAAGATTTTCCAAACCCAAGCTGACATCAACATTACCTAAACCTGTGTCACTCATTATCGAACCTTTCCAAACGCTCTAGCAATAGTTAAAGCCAAAGACTGTGCATCCCTATTAGCGGCCTTCGTGTTCTGATAACCGTAACGCGGATCAGATTTAAGTTTTGACACCCAATCACCCAACGACATCTGACCAGTCTGAGCATTACCAAACGCATCAAGAAACGGACCCTGAAACATATCAATCTGGTTTGGGTCACGTTCCAAAATCTGTCCGGCATATTGCCTGTAATTATCACCAATGTCCTTCAAAGACAAACCAGCATCAATCTGAGATGACAAATGAGGAAGAACACCCTTAGCGGACATCCTCATCTTGTTCAACAACTCGTCCTGCGAAACAGGCTTACCAGTCCCAGGCATCGGAGTACCAGTCAAAACGGCCTGCAATTCGGAATCTGAAAGCGCATAGTTGTAAGACTTAGCCAACTGTTTCAAAGAGTTCGCTTCAGTACTAATTCTTGCCTTATCAGCAGGTAACTGTTTCCTAGCAAAAGCCTTTTGCTCTGGTGTAGCAGTCTTGAAATAGTTTGTTGCAGCCAACGCACCCTCAAAACGGGTAGCGTCATAATTTTGGGCTACAGCATCAGCCAAAACCTGTGCAACATCAGCACCAAAAATACTGTTAGGGTCCAACAAAAACGAGTAAGCAGGCAAATAGCGATCAACCTTTGCCTTCAAATCAGCAGGATTTGCAACAGTCGTCGCTTTCTTTGCTTGTTGTTCGTCATACTCGCGCCCAAGTTCAGCACGTGTCTTAGTAGAACCAGCCTTAATTTGTGCGTCAATATACGCTTTACGAGGATTCTTTGTCTCAGCCACCGAGCATCCTTTCTAAAGTTTGTGCGTATCCTGCAAACTGAACAGCATCAGCCTCATCCTGATTACCAGCCTCAATCTTTTTCTGTGCAAAAGCAGCAGCAGTAGGAGCCTGTTCAGCAACACCAGCCTGCGACTTCTGTCCAGCCAACTCAACACCCTGATAAGTCTTAACCAACTTATCCAATTCTTCGGTGTCCAATGTTCGGCCCAACACGTTCTGGGAAACCTTGTCAAAAACATTTTGCAAATCCGTCGCAGCAGTCATGCGATACTTCTTCAAACCACCGCCACCACCCGAATAAGGGAACTTCAGAGAACGCTCCAACGCTTGTTCGACGCTAATGAAACTTTGGTTGGCATCAATCAACGCCCGCTTGTATGCGTCAAGGGTTGACTGGCGAACAATGCCTGGTTGATATGACTGACCAGAAAAGTATCCTCCAGCAGCAAGTCGTTTTTGCCAAGCAATAACGTCCTCAGCATCCCAAGTGGCAATTGCTTGTTCATCACCTTCAAAGTATTGAGGCTGGATTGGTTGACCACCAACAGTTTTGGTAGGTCCCTCATATCCAACTAGCCGACCATCTTGGAAAACACCGCTACCTTCAAGACCAAGAACATTTTTGCCTCCGCCACCAAGACCCAAAACTTCTTTAACATAAGCAAGAGCTGCCTGAACTTCAGGAGATACCGGAACAGTCGTGGTCGGTGCTGGTGGACCAATCGGAGGCGTAGTTGTAGGGGTTGTCCCATCCTGTTTAAGTTTTGGAGCCATTACGGTAACTGTCCTGTCTGAACCAATAGTTTCTCTTGTTCGGTCAAAGTCTTAAATTCTCTAGACAAAACACTATCCCACACGCCCTGGAACGCAGGATTCTTTTCAGCAATTTGATCCCCAACAATCTTCAAAGCCTCACGCTCGACGATACCACCACGGTTATTACGCCAAGAGTTAACGCTAGTTAAACCAGAACTACGGGTAATCACATTGACAATCGCATTACGTTGTGCCAAATACTCTTTCAATGGAGCCATAACCGGCAAGTTGGCTAACTTCGGATCAATAGATGCTTTGATAATTGAGTTCACCGAGTTAACGATTTCGTCGTTATATTCCTGAAACGCGAGTGACCTGTTCCAACTAGGCAACGATGATTTGATTTGAGATTCCATCATGCTTAAAGCGTAGGATTTCAGAGGGGTTTCGCCCAAAGCCTGTGTTAATTCACGATCATATTTGTTGTAACGGAAGTTACCCCACAACTGTTCGATCTGGGCAGCGATTTCTTCTTTGGGCAAAGCAGAAAGTTCACCTGCACGTTTCTGAATGTTGTAAATCTTTTGGTCAAACTCGTTTGTATTCGGTCCAAAATAGCCCGCAACATCTGGATAACGCCTAAACAAATCTTCGTTTTCGTTTTTGAATTTGTAGAACGCTTTACTGGACTCTGAACCAGGGACATTACTTTCGCTGATAGAAGCCAAATACGGTAGGACAAGATCACCGTATTGGTTGACCACTCCATCAATTTGATCTTGAAATGTGCCACCCTTATCACGAATGTCGTTTTCTGTTTTTCGGATACTGTCTAACAGAACACCGAGCGGAACCAGTTTGCTGTCTTGTTCTGCGTAGAACTGGCTGATTGGTGCGCCAGGGGAGAAGAACTGTGTCAAACCGCGCAACCACCATAGAGTATTGCCCTTGTCTTGTGATGCTTGCATCGCTTCACGAACACCAGCTTCGTCTTGTGTGTATTTACCTGAAGCAAGCTCAGCCATAAAAGTACGGCTCTGCAAAGTTTTATACACGGGGTCATTGTTCGGGTTGCCTAAGAACTGTGATACACGCTCAAATGGTGTTCCAGCGGCCAAACCTTGTGCAAAACGTTGGATAGCCAAAGGAGTGAAGTAGTCCTGCAATTCGTTAGATGGCTCACCGTAAGGGATGAATACCTTATTCAGTTTGTCCCAAACCTCACCTTGCCTATTAGGTATAGCGGTGTAGGTCAAAGCAACATACGGACCAACCGACGGGATGACGCTTGTAGCCATCGACAAAGAACCAACACTCACTTTGTAGTCAAATGGGATACCCGTCAATGCTCGCGCTGCGCCACCGACAAGTGGATAGTTGAAACTCAAAGACCCTGTTTGCGGGTCACGGTAAACAAAACCTTCGTTCTTGCCATCTTGGTCAATATCCCCTGGTCCAATGATGTTTGTTTCACCAGGTCCACCAATTTGCAAGTTACCTAAAGCCTCAGCAGCTTTATCAATCTTGTGGGTGGCAAGAGGGTTGATTGCAGTTTTCGCTAACTGGACGCTCACTTCACGGAAAGCATCAAAGAATGGGAACAAGAGGCGATGGTTGTAGCCGAACAATGTTTTCTTGCGTGAGTCAAACAGCAAGTTGATTGTGTCCTCAACTGCTCGATATCCAGCAAGGCTGTCAAGTTTTTCTAATGTGCCAGTGCCTTTAGCCCGTGGAATGTTGTCAAGGATATTTTCTACGACGTGCTGCGGAAGGTTCAGATCAGGTAGGGAAGCCTTCAGTTTCAATGCTTCTTCTTTACTAAGCAAAGGGATCATGTCGGCAATTAGGTTCCATTTACGTGCATTAAACATTGGGACTCTAGCGAACTTGTCTGATGCACGACCGTAAGCGTTCTGCATAAACCAACTAAAAATTCCAGCAGATTTTTCTTCATCAAACTGTGAAACACGGGGGAACACCATTGTTGCTTCTGGGGCTTTTGACCATTCAGCAAAAATAGGGACAGTCAGATCATCAGGATCACCGGCTTTGAGCAGGTTCATGAACTCTGCTGAAGGAATGTTCCCGTATGCGGTTCTGCGACCAAGAGAAAATGTTTCACCGCCGACGATCACACCATTGTTAGCAATAGCACCAAGCAACTTAGGATGTCCACCAGTCACCTGTTGCAAGTCATCCACTACATACTCAACATATTTCCTTGCACCTTCAAGAGTGTCCCACTCATAATCTGGACGCAACTTGCCCAAGCCTTTGAAATACGATTCGTAAGCTTTTCTTAACGAACCATCAAACATTTCATTAGCCAGTTTTTCTAAAGCACCACGGGAGCCTGTTTGCAAAGCGCGGGCAACAGCAGAACCCAACACATCAGTACCACGATCAATAGATGCCTGAGCAATACCCCTCAACCACAAGGTAGGGTTTTCGCTTCTAAAAACGGTTTGTTGTGAACTTGCACGAACATGACCAGCAACAAGGTTTCCTAGAGCGGTATCCCCAGCTTTGGTTGGCGATGGTCCGATCATCACATCACGGGCTGAAGCAACTTCGGATTCTAGAATTGAATCAATTTCGTCAAGACGTGCCTGCTCAGCAGCAACATCAATCTTGGCAAGTCTGCGACGCAACTTGTCAGCCAACTTGGTGTTACCCAAACTTTCTGCTCTAGCAATTCGGGCTGGCAAAACATTCAAAGCCTCGTCAAGTTTCAAGGCAATATCATCAGCCTCCGATATTCGTGGCATAACTCGACCATAAATATCTTTATTCATACGACCAGAGAAAATTTCTGCCACATAACCGAACTCGTTGCCGAACTGTCCGGATAGAGAGTTACGCATCATTTCTTCTGGGACAACACGAAGCACATAACGACCAGACAAAAGAACCGCTTTTTTCCAAACAGTCTGCAACCAAAAAGCTTTAGCCATCGCCTTGTCAAGAACATCCAATGTTTGACCCATACCAGGGGTTACACGGGCAAGCAGCGAATACTCGGCCCAATTGGAGGTCAGGTCAAGAAGTTGGTCAAGTTCATCTGTGTCAAACGGCAACAGGCTGATGTCATTTGTTCTTTGTTGAACCAAATACATCGGCCCCATACCACTACCCTCTAGGTAGTCAAGACTCACGCCCCTGCCTACATCGTCCCAAACATAACGCACGATTTCTTCTTCTTTAGAAACCAAAAATGTTGAAGCCTTACGAACCGCATCTTCGATCTCTGCCACAAGTTCAGTTCGACGCTTCATCGTGACACGTTCAAAAGGAGTCATCTCCTCAAACGTTTTCTTCAAAGGTGCTTTCAGCTTGTCAATTACTGGTTGGATTTTATCCTTGATGACCACGTTTTTGAATTCTTTAGCGAAGTCAAACAGATCACCACGGATTTTTGCTGCATCATCCTGAGACACAATCCTGATGTATTCGTTCATCAAAGCCGATCTAGCCTCAATTGGGGTTTTAAGAACAATCATCGTGTCATGCAGGTGGTTTGCTCCAGCAGCCAAATCGTTAATCGGCAAAACATTTGATCGCGGAAGTGTCGCAGCCATACGAGAATTTTTAGAAATCAATTGTTTGGTTCGATACCCAACTTCACCAATTACGTTGCCACTCCAACCAGGCAAACCACCAGGAGCTATGCTCTCCAATGGGTCAAGACTTGCCCTCGCAGCATCAAACACAGCCTCAACCGCTTCAGGAGTAGTTGCCTCAGAAAGTTTTTGTGCCAAACGAGGCGACTTACCTTTAAGGAACTTCATCCAAATTTCGTAAGCATTTCCTTCAGACGCAATGGCTTTGAAAACATTTTGACCAGTACCAGATATTTTCCAAAGTGAGTAAGGTTCGGCAGCAACGCTCTTGGAAGCAGCATCAATAAGACCGTGTGCATCCAAATATCCTTGTGCCTGGGCGATGTCTCTTGCTGTGACCTGCAACTGTTCACCTTCAGCGACAAGTCGTCGAGCCTCCACCGTTGGCAACATCTCACCAGTTCTAGAAGCTCTTACTTTTAGTTTTGACGGAGACAAAACAACTCTTGCGGTATGGGTTCCGTACTCTGATCCAATTCTCACACCGCCGTCATAACTAATTGCATCAACACCTTTAAGTTTGAACCAATCATTCACAACATCGGTGGTTCTAGTTGGGTATGGAATGACATCTGGCTGAAACGAACTGAACGTTACATCCCTAAATCCTGTTCCGTCAGCACTTAAAACTATGTTTTTGAAAGGTCCAACATCACCAATGGGGACAGTCAACTCTAAATTAACCCCCATCTGATACAACGCTTTTTCAACGAACCCGTCAAATGCCCCATCGGTTATTCGTGAGTAAGCCAATACACTTTGAGTTTCTCTTGGCAAAGAAGAAAAGTTTGGTATTGATTTGATCTTTGCAAGATCAACACCAACTAAATTTTCTGTTTGAAATGCTTTTGACATTTCTTTCAGTTCATCAATGAAAGAACGATATTCCTGCGTAAGCTGCCTAAACTCTGCAACAGTCGCATCAAACAATTTTTTATCAAGTTTTGAGCCTGCTAGTTCTGTCGTAAACTGAGCAGTTTTTCTTTGAACAAAGTTTTCAGCAACAGCAGCAAATCTTTTTTCTAGCAGTTTTGCTTCACTGATTTTTTGGGCAAGAATTGCTTGCGTTTCTGGTGTTGTATACATACCATTGTATGCAAACTCCCAGTCAACAATTTGTCTTTGCAAGGCTTGAACCGGTGTAGGTCTATAATCGGAAGCAGTTTGAGGATTATCAATAGCAGAAGCAATAGCTTTACCCCTGCTTGAATAAGCAACAGCCTTATATTCCGAAGCATTTAATTCTGGGTTCCAAACAAATTCACTATCGACAGACAAATCATCAGACCACCCAACAAACGGCGTTTGATCTAACGTATCATCCAAAAGATACTGCAAATTTCTGTTAGTAAAATAATTTTTTGAACGCTCAATCAAACGCAAGTTATTTTTCAACCAATCCGCAGGAGCAGCAAGCCTTCTTCTAACATCAACAAGTTTTGCGGTATCGTTTATTCCAATAAAATAATCTTCAGGATTAACATTTTGCAGTCGAATACCGCCGACAGGTGAGTCAAAACCTATTTCAACAAGCCTTCTTTCAACTTCAAGCGCATTTTCTAAAGTAAAACCCAATTCGTTAATAGCAGAACGAAGATTCCAAGGAATGTTTGGATCAAGAGTCCAAGTTTCTTCACCGTTAATTGTCAAAAAACCTTCTTTTGGTGTCTCAAACTCATAGACGTATGCTTGACCTGATTGTTCACCGACAACCGGAACCGTTACTTCGGTTTCGCCAAGATTGAGTCGAGTGTCTCCAGCGCGAGTCTCCAAATTGTAAGAAGTTGCAACAGGGGAAAGATCGGTATCGTAAAGACCTGGACCGATCAGATTCCCTGTGTTTATCGGACCGTCTGGACCAATGTCAAGAAATTGATCAATTGGTTGACCACCACGCGCCACTACCGTCCTGTCCCCAGACCAAGTGACCCCAGGCTGGCGCGTAACAAGACTCACAGCAGTTTCGGACAACTGTGAAGCCTCATCAACCATTGAAACAACTTCATCGGCTTTAGCAATAGTTTCCGGTGTCAAAGCAATCCCAGCCTTAACCAGTTTTCTTGCTGCCGCAGCAGATTCGGCAGATGCGGTAACTGCCTCTGGTAAAGCACGTAAGGCTTTAGGAGCCTGAACCACGTTCAATGGGTCCATAAACACTTGAAAACCCATGTCGGTGGTTCCACTTAGCAAACTATGGATGTCGTCACCAGCTTCATACACATCGGCTATCACGCCCAATGAAGCAACTATTCTGCCTACTGTTGCTGTTTGACCATATATTTTCGGGCGCAAACGTTCTTCAAGTTTGTTACGCGCTTCTTCGGCTGGCCCACCTGGGAGATAACCTTCGCCAGTAGATTTGTTTTGAAAAAGAGTTGTATTGGAGATAATTCCTTTCATTTGCTCCCAGATACTCGCATCAGAAGCAGTAACAATCGAACTATCGTCGTTGAGGATCAATGATGGAGAAAACATAATCAAGTTTTCGATCATCTGTATAGGAGCCATAGCCACAGTCAGGGTTTCCCTCAACGGGTCACGGACCATCGTGTTCCATGCAGTTGATCCACCAGAAGCAGCAATTGACAAAGTTTTTCCTAAAACATTTTCTGCCCATTCGGTGTATGGGATTGCGTCAACAGTTTTAGAACTTGCTTTTGCTATTGGTGAGCCAGCATAATTTTTAAAGTAAACAAACGGAGTTTTGACAACAGTTTGGATGTCGTTAGCAAATCGTCCGCCAATATATTCTTGAACACCGAAACCACCAGTACTTACATCGGTGATAGTACCTGGGTTGAAACCACCTTGGAACTGTTGCTTTGGAACAAACTTCCATTCGCCGTTCTTCTTGATATATGCACCGTCACCCATAGGTAAACGGTTTTTATTAGCGTTAATTGTTGCAAGTCTGTCTGAAGTTGTTTGTGGTGCGCGTTCCCCAACTCGTTCAGTTGGTGCAGCCGTGGAAGGTTTGAAGCCCGCACCTTCTAATGCAGCAGAAATAGCTGCAGATTGCTGAACATTTTTTGCTGACGGTGACGCAGAAACGGCCGCCATCTCCTGAAGTTGTGTAACTTGCGGAGGCTGGTATGTTGCCGGTATTGCGGGACCCAACTTCGGTGGGTTTGATGCAGGAGCAACAGGTAAAGTTTGTTGTTCTGTCGGTGTCTTATCCTGTTTCTTTACCAATTCAACGCCACCTTTGGAACATACTTATCCCGATACTGCTGGCGCATCATGTGAGGAGTTAAACCGCTAGACATCGCCTCTTTAGCGGAAACTTTAGAAACTTCACGCAACATAGATTCCTGACCAGACAAAACCATCGGCACAAGAATTTCTGGGGCAACCCAATGATATTGAGCGTAAGCCCGTCCCAAAGCCTCAGCCATTTTCTCATCATACATCTCTTGATACTGCTTAACCCGTTTCTGAGATTCGTTGTATGAATCAACTTCGGATCGTATCTTCAGCGCATCCTCTAAGTTCATCCTGCTTCCAATGCAGTCATCAAAGCCATCAGATTAGGGTTTGGGTACATTGAATAAATTGCGCGAACACGCTCAACTAAATCTTGTTTACTTCCTGCTGGTGGTGCTGTGTTAGGTGCAATTCCAGCCATCGTTGGTCCTGGGCCTGAACCAAATGGTGCGCCAGCAGTAACAGGTTCATTAGGTCGTTCAGTCCCGCGTGTTAAAGCACCAATGGTCCCTGGTCGAACTGGTGTTGGCTGTGCATCTGTTGGTGATGCACCCATAGGTACAGCGCGTTGAGCGTTCATTTGCTCTGTTGCTTTACCGTAGGTTTGACCCGTTGCAGCCTGAACAGCCATACGGTTAGTCCCTGCTTGTACGTCGCTCATTTACCCTCCGAGTTGTGCAAGTAGTTGATCGATTGGTGGTGCGCCCTGCGGCCCTGCTGGTGGACCCATTGGTTGCTGTCCGCCCATCTGTGGCATCGCAAGACCTGGCATTGTTTCAGGTGCGCCTGCTGGTGCAGGTGTTGCCTGACGATCCTTAGCGCGTTGATCGGTACGACGAACAGCGTCAAACAGCGGTACGTCTTGCTCGACAACAAGCTTGGTTAGATATGCCAAATCTTCTGGCTGATACGGACCATTAGGGTCCGAAGCCTGTTGTTGAATACTCGTAAGTAGAGCAGACTCAACTCCTTCTGCGATGATGCGGTCATGTTCTAGGTCTGGGTCGCTGATAAGCGGGTCGGCTTCGCGAGCGGATTCTTTAGACATAAGTCCTGTTCCGAGTCGTTGACCGAGGCCGACTATCAGCGAGTTCACATCGGAGCCTGCCGCAGAGTATGCGACATAATGGAAATCTGTTTGCCAAAGTTTGTTTGGCGTATAGGTTTCTTCACCGACAGATGATTTGCGTCCAAAGAAGAACGACTTTTGTTGGTTGCCCCAATACGCTTTCTCGATTGCGATAGCAACTTTGTCTTCTTCCAAGATGGATTGTTCAAACGTGGTTTGTGCTTCTTGCACACGGAAGTCAACGGTTGCTGACAGTACGGATTCTCCACGGCGACCAGTACGAATGTTGCTGGCAGACTCTCCACCGAACTCGGCAGGGATCGCACCCTCTAAACGTTCCTGTCGTTCCAAACGATCAAGCGCAGTATCAGTCTTATAACCTGGGTTGAGTTGCAACTGTTGAATGTCGCCACCCTTAACAACACCAAGTTGTCCGGCTTTACCATCAGCAACCTGCAAAATTTCTGGATTCTCACCAGGTCGAGCGATCAGATATTCTTCAGGGAAAATACCGCGCTCAATAGCGATCTCAGTCAAGGCTTGTAGTCGTGCGCGGGTGTAATACATTCCCATCACACCATCAAACTGACCGCGAGGCTTATCCAAAGTAATGCGGTTAGCAACGATTGCTAGTGGCATACCTGTACGGTTCGGGATGTATTCAAGCATCATCGCTTCAACACCAGCACGTTCACCGACAGTCAGGTTCGGTGAATCCTCTGCACCAAGAACGATCAGTTGGATGCACTCTGGGGAAACATATTCGAGCATCGTGTATTTGGTGTCGGCAGCAATTTTGCCTAAACGCAGTTTCCCTAATACCAGTTCACCATAGTTTTGTAGCAGGTAACTTGCGCTGGCACGATACGTGAAAATGCAGTCCTGTGGTAGCGGATCATCAGGATCATCCACAGGTGCAGCGAAAGTGTCCAACGGGTTACGCACAGACCACACAGGCATCAAAGTTTTGAAATCAGGTTTGATAACTACAGCTGACTGTGAGTAGCCGAGGAGGTGTCGTGCGCGACGACGCATCTTCATCTGCATACGGTTGTGGTCCCAAATGGACAACATCGCACGTTTACGCATACGGGCAGATGACTTAGAGCGTTCGGAGCCTTCTTTGATTGGCGGGAAGTATGGGGATGGCATTGTTGATGTCACACGCATAGACATCTGATCCAAACCCTGCACCAACAGGTTCGCTACCGAAGATTTAGCGTTCTTATCAAGTTCGTTCAACGGAACAATCACGTCACCGTTGGCTAGATCGCGTACACGACGCATCTGCTCCTGAACAGGACCTTGATTTCTACGGCGTTGCTCGTAGAGTTGGACGATTTCCTCAGTAGTGAGCATTTACTTTTTCTTTTTTGGTGCTTTCTTCACTACAACACTCGCTGGATTTGACCATGCCAAACGGTTGTCATAAACAAACTTCTTGGCTTGTGCAAGACGCTTCTCTACACGCGGAGAAAATTTGGTATCTGGACCCATGTTTTTGCGTTGCCTGTCTGCTTCAACGAGGTCCTCCATCGCATACTTCAAACCCTGCTTAGTGCTACGGGCCGCTTGTGCCTGAACAGCACGGTTACTTGCACCTTTTTTCTTTTTTGCTGCTGCCATAAAACCTCTGTTCGCGTAAGTCCTATAAAGGTATCACACCAGCCAAGACGGTCGCCATTTCTTTTGTGGCCGACTTATCGGTGACAAGTTAGGTAAATGCAACATCGCCATCCAACACGCCATCACAAGGTCAGTACCGTTCTTTTTATCCCGTGTCCATGACGAGTGTTCCTCGATGAAGGCAAGTGTCTTCCAGTTTTCCCGCATAGATGGGGTTCGGATTGCACCGGAACGGAACAACTGTGGAAGCAACGCTTCCACACCAAGATTTTCGTCAATCTTGTTACGGCTGGTGGTGTGCGCGATGACGTTTACGTTGTGTCGGGACTGCCATTTGCGAACAAAGTCATGTGCCAACAAGAATCGTTGCGCTGCGTTCACCTCAACCACCCAGTGTGAGATCGGATAGCCCATGTCCATAGCCCTGTTCTGCCAATCTTCCATAATCCCCGAATAGTCACGGGTTGTGGTATCAAAGCCGAGTAACTGTTCGGCTGTGAGTTTGACTCGTTCCACGTCAATGAGGAACCGAAGGTTGGTTTCAGGTTGATATATCCACCATTGGATAGCCCAAAACATTGTTGGCGACGGGTCAACGCTGGCAATCGAAATCAACGGGGGTTGCAAGTTGTGGGGTACGTGACCTGGGCGACGCTCATTGTCCACACAGCCTGGGTACAGCACCCCATCAGGCCCAACACCACCGGTAGCCCACACACGCTCGATCAGATAGTTGCCTTCAGCTTGATCTTCCTGCTGATACACCACCGCAAACTTGGAGGGGTTGGAATGTTTGATGTATGACAGGTCTTTCCATGACAGACGGTGGGGGTCTAGGAGTGGTCCGTTCGGCCAAGCAGGGGAACTATTGCGTTTAGACGCTAAACCTGTGTCTAGTTCCTCGTAATACGCTTTGTAGATCAGGTGATGATATTTTTGTTTCTTTAACGGCTCGACGTTTTGGGAGATGTCCGTGGTGTCTGATCCGTCGTAATCGTCCTCAAAATCTTCATACGTAACTTTGGCGAGACAGTGGGCATACAAATCAAGCGGGCCAAGTCTCTGTCCGACAACTGCAAGCAGGCCGCCTGGATCGACGCGGGCCTCAGCCATTGAGTCCCACCTCTCAATAAGTTTATCTCGCGCAGCACTTTCTTTCGCATTTTCCGGACTCGCAACGTCGTCAAACAAACATAGGTCAGCACGATGACCAATGAATTCAGACTCAATACCGTAAGCAGAAACAGTTGGTTCCTTGTTATCCAATCCACCCATGTCCTCCTGTTCGACAATGAATTCCTCAGCCCGCCACAAACTACCACTAGTTGACGGCTTAAACCTACCGTAATCAATCGCCAAACACGCTTCCGCTTTAATCGCCAAACCTTTGTCAATCAGCACAGGGTCAGGGTCAAGCGGGAACTGTCGCTCTAAGGTTTCACGAATACGACGCGAATACATTTTCGCTAGAGACTGTGAAACGGAGCCGATCATCACACGAATCTTGCGGTTCTTCACAATCTGCCACACAGCAATATCGTGAAACAAGGTGGATTTACCTGCACCTGGAGGACAGTTCAACACCACAAACTGTTTCTCCTCAGACAACAAATAATCCTCAATCTTGTATGCGGCATCAACCTGCCACGGCGACGGAATACGCCCCAAATACCTGCGCCTGAAATAATCGAAATCTTCTAACCCACGTTTCGCCTCATCCGATAAACGGTCATATGGGATAACAGGTGGAAGATCAGAAACATCCATCACTTTCGCCCAAGCATCAGCCTGAACACCACCCACCTTCTTACGGGCAGTCCCCTGCTCCAACTTCCCAACCTCTATCTCAGCTTTAGCAATCTTCTTCTTCGCATCCCACTTTTGGGCAGTGTTGTAATGAACACCAGCAATCTTCGCAGCATCCTTAATAGACATCCCCGATGCACGAGCCTGCCAAAACCTTGCAACATCCTGTGGTGGAACTTGTCGTCGCCCGCTACGCCCTGCACTCATTGTTCTGATAATCTACCACCGTTGGTGGGTGTGCCGTAGAGCAACAGCACTTAAATGAACTGGATGGCTCCGGTCCTCCTCACATCCACCAACATTTACAAAAACATCTGCTACACTCTCACGCACACCCGTCGGGATGACGGCACACGAAGCAATCTTCATGGCTGTACCACGTTTGCAGGTGGCGGGGCATAAACAGGGGAACCTGGGTCGATGAACTATTCACTAGTTCAAGCAGCGTGATGAACGACATATCATCAACCAAAGGTGTCGGCTAAAACAAACTGGCTACGGCGACCTACCCTCAAAGGGTGAACCGTGGGGGGAGCTACTGTCATTCCCTACCTCACAGGAATTCGACATACACACACGTATGCGAAAATTCCCTACCACCCCAAAGGTCAAACCATGCTCCAAAAGGAAGCAGCCAGTTGACCACCCACACACCCAAGCCACCACTCAGAGTGGTCACAAAACCACACGTAGAGAAACAGCATTACACATATCCATACCCCCGCATGCCTCGGCATACCCCCATGCGCTGATTGGCGCGAACAGATGTTCGCTTGGGCCTGTGGTTGGGCGAACACTAAGAGTGAGAACGCTTAGAGTGGTGATACCCCCACATAGGGACTAAACCCGCTAAGCTACCGGCTGGTAACTTACCAATTAGTAACTTAGTGGATGTCTCGCCTATCTTGTTTGGTGATGGTGTGTGATCTGTTTTGGTGATGGGTTATTTTTTTGGATTGTGACGTCGGCAGCCGAATTGTAATAAAAATATTTTGTGATTGGCTTGACATTGGGTATGTGTTCCGATACGATTCTTGTCATCGGGTTAGGTGATCCGATCCCATGGAGG